ATGCTGAAAACATCATTGATTTGCAATAATTTTTCGGGGATAAACAGGACTTCTTCAATATATTCGTCTTCTGTTATAACAGCTTCTGATTTACAAAATGTTGAGCTGTATTCAACAGGAGTCAACTCAGGAGTGGGAATTCGTACATCAAAAGGAAACATTTGTGTTTGTGGCAGTATTCCCGAAGGCGAAACGGTTATTAATATTTTTGAAAGTGTTCAGCAGGGGGAAAAATATTTTTTTATACATACGGAGAACCAATCGGAAGGGAAAATATATCTTTTTAATACAGAAGCTTCCGTATTAACGGAAAAAGTTTCGGGGCTTAGTGTAACAGGAAAGTCTCAGGCTTGTGATGTTTCTCAGGGCTGGTCTGATTTATTTGTTTTTTCTACTGGCGAGGAACTTTTATCAATCGAACTTAATAAGTATGTGAACGGTGAACTTGATGAGGTAACCGTGATGAGTCCTGTTGACACAGACGGTCGTAGTGTAAAAGGACTGGGCATAGTTGTATTTGCAGGCAGGTTATGGGTTTTTTCCAATCAGGTTTTGTGGTATTCGGTGCAGGAGAATATTTATGATTTTTCTACTTCCGATGCTGAGATTACAACATCAGCGGGATATATTGAGTTTGTAAAGAATATTACCGCAATTCACCCCTATTTAGGTGCATTAGCTGTATTCCACAAGGATTCTTCCCAGCTAATAACTGAGTCAGAAGGAGTTTTTTCCAAAACAATGGAATCTCCGGGTGGGTGTGCAGGATATAAAGCCCTTGTTTTTCACGGAACAGAGTTATATTTTTATGATGATACCAAAAAGGGTGTATTCTCTTTTCGTCAGGTTGTAAATGGTGATAAAACACTGGGCGAAAATATAGCACTTGATATTCAGGAAGAACTCTGTAATATTTCTCTATCCGATACTGAGTACATAAAGTCAATTTCCGTTGTGACTCAGGACCGGAATGAAGTCTGGTTTTTAATCCATCCCGGCGAGCACTCAACAATTCTTATATATGACTACATAAGGAAAACCTGGGTTAAAAGAGTTGCTCAGAAAATTACATGTTTTTGCGTAATTAACGGCAAGCTTTATTCGGCAGGTAACAAGGTTTATGAAGAGTATTCGTCAAGAACTTTTGACGGGGAGTTTATACCGTCTTTTTACAAATGTACACCGTTTAATCTGGGGTGTGAAAATAGTCTGAAAGTTGTTAACTCACCCCCAAAAGCTGCGTTAGATATGTATTACAACAACAGTTTTTATGTCGAATATATAAAAAACTACGACACTTCAACTCTTAAAACCAGACACATAAAAGGAAAAACTTACCAGAATTTTTTATATTTTGACAAAAATTACTGGGATAGTTTTTATTTCCCCTCAAAAGATGTTAACTCGGTTAAAAAACTGCCTGTAACTTTTTTTAAAACTTTACAGATAACTTTTTTGACAAAACAGTCAGGAGACGATTTTTGTATTAAAAATATTGAATTTGAAAAGATAAAAATAAAACAAATTTAAAAGAAAGGAATAGAAATGGGAAGCTCATCTTCAAAAAAATCAGCTTATTCAAGAACAGTGTACGGAGATACAACAACGTCTAATCCCTATGCTTATTCAAAAACGGATAATAACGGAACAATATCGGGGTTTCAGGATAATACTGCTCTGCAATCAGTATATAATTTTGTAAACAATAACATAAACTCATTACTTAATGAGTATTTGCAGCCAAATCTTAATTCTGTTACAAACAAGGCAAAAATGCGTGCATTTGCGGATTCTCTTTCAAGTCAGTCAAGAACAAATCTGGAAAATAATATTATAAATCCTCTTTCGCAAAGAAATATGATACGTTCTTCGCAGGCTCAGGACTTGTACAGAAATCTGGAAGATAAAAACCTCTCTTCTCTGACAAGTTATGCAAATGAGCTGCTGGCAAACTCTCAGTCTGATACGGCAAAATCAATTTCAAACCTGTTATCTTATTATATGCTCGGAGCAAATTATTTATCTGATATGCAAAACCATTCACTCAGGGCAAGCTCGGGGAATGCAACAAAATATTCGGCATCATCCGGTGAAGATACTTCATATAATATTTCGGATGAAATATTGCCGGTAGTACTTGCTGCTGTTATTGCAGGTATGGCTGCCTAGGAGGGAAAATGGATAAAGATTTAGTGTACAAATATGCACCGCTTCTTATTTTGGGGCTTGCTATAGTTTTTCAGTACAATCTTTTTGTTACCCCTCAGATGCTTGAGCATACTCATCGAGAGATACTTTCAGAGATATCAAAGGTTTACATTACAAAATCAGAATTCGGGATTGTAAAAGAGCAGCTGACGGATATAAACAAAAAGGTTGATAAAATTTATGACACATTAATAAAAGAAAGGGGATAAAATGCCTTTAACACATATTGAATACGGTTCACTGGCATCATCGGAAACAATGAATGATAACTTTGAATATCTGGATGACAGAATTACTGCGGTTGCAAATAATTTGGTGTCATCAACAACAAGTATTTATTCTAATATATCAAGCCAGACTGCTTCATTCTCGGAACAAATCAGCGGTTTAGCATCTGATATAAACGAACTTGAAGGTGACCTTGGAGATTTAAGAAATGACTTTGACTCTCAAAACAATGCTCCTGATTATTCAAAAGGCGTAGGAATAACTTTGCCTTATACGGCTGAAGCTGACGGATACGTTTATGCAGGTGTATATGGCTCAGATTATACAAGTTATGTATATGTAAACGAAAAAATTGTTCACGGACACTGCGGATACTCTGGCGGTTATAATGTTTATTCCGGCTCGATGTTCAGAGTTAGTTCAGGAGATATTATTACAGCAGATAGAACTTCCGGTTCATATTACTTTTATCCTATGAAAGGAGCTTAAAATATGTTTTACAGAATAAAAGATAACAATATATATGATTACGCCGATTATGAATATTCAAATGACTGTCTGTCTACTGAGGTATGTACATTAAAAAGCTTTGAAGAAAATCGTGAGCTTTTTATTATTAAAGACGGACAAATTGCATTTGCCGAAAATACCGAAGAAATACAAGCACAAAAAAGAAAAAAAGAGTTTGAAAAAGCATTTTTCCTTACTTCTCTGGGCTGGATAAGACGAAAAGTGACTATGAAAGACGGTACTATAAGGGATTTTCTTTCTGATTTGCTTCTCCCGATAAGGTCCGGCATGGAAATGGGACAGAATGTTGAAATAATTACTTATAAAACTCCTGATTTCTCAAAAGATATGAGTTTGGAATATATGGAGTCCTTGCAGGAAAACAAATATCCCACTATGCAATTTATACAGGAATGTCTGTTTCAAACTGTAAAAGATTTCCGAGGTGCAGAGGAGGTTAAAGATGGGATTTAAAATTGATAAGAACGGTAATATCTCAATGATACAAGGTGATAGTGGTCTTATTACAATAAGAGGCTTGAACCCGAATAAAAATTTTACCGTGTATTTTGCAGTTCAGGATAAAAACAGAAAACCGGTAGGAAGCGAATTGTCTGTTGAGAGTAATAATGAATCATACGTAATTTTTCAGCTTACAGGGGATTATACGGACCTTTTTACCGTAAAAAAAGATGAGCCCTGTGCAGTTTATTATTACGGTTTAAAAATATGTGACAGTGAAACTCAAAGAGAAGAAACGCTGATTGTCGGGTCGGAAGAAATCGGAGCGGTTAATACAATTACCGTTTATCCGAAGAAAGTAGAGGGTGACTAATGGCACAAAACAATTTATTCATGGATGATGACGATATGAGGTTGTACATTGATGTTCAGCCTCTTTTTATTGATGAACTTGAAAACAGTAAAAACTCTGCTGCCGCAAGCGCTTTGCGAGCGGCACAAAGCGAAGAGGCTGCAAAAGGCTGGAAAAATGATATTGAGGATTATAAAACCGGATTAGAACTCTTTTACGCCCGTGCAACAGACGGAATAACAAACTCTTATAACACTTCCATTTCAGGATTATCGGCTGCTAAAAACTCGGCAATAAGTGATTTAACTTTACAAAAAAACTCTATCCAAACTAACCTGAACAACTCTTTGAACTCAGCAATTGTCAGTATAAGAACAAACGGACAGAGTTTTGTAAATCAGGCTCAATACTATGCCGAAGAGGCTCAGAGAACTGTTGACAACAGAGTAAGTACAGACCACCTCAATCAGTCAAAGGGACTGTTAACAGGTTTTGTTTCAACGGATGAGGAAGTCTTTGCTGACGTTCAAAAATACGCTCATTCAACCTTTGACCGTTCTAAGTTTACAGTCACGGGCAGTCCTAATATTACGGATGATGGGATTGCCAGTGGGTTTAGCGGAAGTAATTTTGTTAAGGTAATAAAATCTTTAAGTGCAAGTACTGATTTTGAGTTTGAGTTTATTTATAATGCTAATTCAGGTATTGGTGCATTTTTTTCTTTTAGTGGAATATCGGTATATATAAATGTCAATAATGAATTTCAAGCGTATCAAGGTGATAATTATTCAACAACGTTTGCGATTGATACTGCACATGCTTTTAAGATTAAAGTTACAAACGATATAGCATACAACCGATATGTAATAAGAGGCTATAGTCTTGATGGTTCGTTACTTGGCACTATTAATTGGAGCTATTCTCACAACGACTTTACACAAATTGTTCTTGGAGGCGGTTCTTGGAACTCAAATATATTAGGTTCTATCGACCTCAAACAATTCTCAATCACCGCTGACGGAGTAGAGGTTTTCTCAGGTAACAAAACAGGTATAGATACGATTAAGCCAGATGATTATACGGCTTCTAATCCTGCAAATATAACTGCAGATGGTGTCCTTGACCAATCATTAGGTTATGGCTATATAACCATTGATGATATAGGTATAGATGTAAACAGACCTTTTAAAATTGAAATTCCGTTTACTAAAATTGCAAGTGCAAGCGATGGCACTTATCCTATTGGCTTTTATGAGAATTCATTTGCAGACTGTTATATGAATGACGGCGGTTTTTTACCTAGGTTAGTTTTTGATGATAACGGAACTGCGACTACATTAAGTACAACTCCTAGTGCTTTGAGTGCCCCAATATTAAATGAAACCGTTACTTTTAAAATAGAGTATGACGGAAATCAAACCTATACAATAAGTATAATCAGGCAAAATGGTACGATATCAAGCGGTACAATTACTACGGCTTTAAAATTGAACTCAAAAAAACTGTTTTTAGGCAGAGCAGGATACGGATTAACTACACAATATATGAAAGTCGATTTGAATAATTTAAAGTCTTGGTCTGACGGCAACCTGGTTTACCAGCCTTGCTTGAAGATACCATATACGGAAAGTAAGACAGGGTCTAAGATAGTTGGCAGTATTTATCGTGATAGAGTAAATGATATGGCTGAACAGTTCGGGTATGCTAATTACTATACGCTTGATGAGGATAACGGTAACTTTACTTTACCCAAAGGGGAAGTCTATGGAATGATAGAAAAACTGCGTGAATTGATTATTCAGAGAACTTCTTAGGGGGTAAAAATATGTTCTGTTGGTATTTGAACTCAAAAGCCGGAATATATTTTGATAAACTTCCGTCAGTAGGAGTAAGATATTATATTCCATCTATGACAAAAGAAGATAAAAAATCAATCGAAAAATATCCTTTTATCTGCAGGAAAGATTTATCCGTATGCTTGAAAGATATTAGAAAAAACAAAGAATACAATTTTAGCATTCCAAAGGGATATTGTTATGACGGAGCTTCTATTCCCCGTTTTTTCTGGCGTGTCATAGGTTCTAATTATGATAACGGATTTCTTGTTCCGGCTCTTATTCATGATGTTCTGTGTGAAAATCATAATTATATAAATGATGACAGAAGCTTTTCGACTGATGTTTTTAATGCACTTCTCGAAAGCAGCGGTATTTGTTCTGTAAAACGGTTTTTTATGAAAAACTCAGTTGCATTCTATCAGACGATTTTTTGCGGCTGGGATAAATAATTTGATGTGGCGAGGGATATTTTATCCCTCGTTTTTTATATAGGGAGGTTAATTTGATTTATAAATTATTGGATAAACAAAGAGAGTTTATAGAGATACCTCACTCAAACGCTCTGGATGTGGCGATATATCAGGGCGGTTTCGGAAGTGGTAAAACCTGGTGCGGTTCTCTTTTGGGGATTCTCTTAGCAATGAAATATCCGGGTTCAAAAGGATTGGTTGGTGCAAAAGAGTATGAACTTGTGAGAAAAACAACGCTTGTTGCATACTTAGACCATCTTGAAGCGCTCGGTTTTATTCAGGATAAGGACTATGTTTATAATAAAATTGATAAAATAATAAAATTTTCTAACGGTTCTGAAATACTTTTTTCTGCGCTTGAAGACCCTGAAAAATTTAAGTCACTTAACCTTCACTGGGCAGAAATTGAAGAAGCTTCCCAAATATCGGATTCTTCGTTCAAACAACTCCTGGGAAGATTAAGGAATACTTACAGGGGCAAAAATTGGGTGGATTTTAGATATCGTCTTTTCGGACATACGAATCCTCAGGGTGATAAAGGCTGGATTTGGCAGAGGTTTGTCGAACATTCAAAAGAAAATTACCGTCTTATAATTGCACCGACTACCAATAACATTTATCTCCCCCCTCATTTTGTTCAGTCGATGAAAGAAAGTTTTGATGAAGAGTATTACAGAATAAATGTTCTCGGGGAATTTGGTGATTATTCGTCCGGACTTGTTGTTAAGGGCTTTGGGGAAGAAAATAAGCTTTTTCTTAAATATAACCCTAATTTGCCTCTTCATTTAACTTGTGACTTTAACGTTGACCCAATGTGCTGGGCTCTTGCGCACAAGGATAAAGATGATGTTTACTTTTTTGATGAAATCGTTATAGAAAATACTTCAACGCAGCAGTGTGTTGATGAGTTTATAAGACGTTATCCGAAACACAAATCAGAAATTATAATCAATGGTGATGCTTCGGGTGATAACAGGAGTACGCAGAGTGAATATACAAATTATGCAATTATAAAAAATGCACTTTTATCTTACGGATACGAAAAAGTAAAATTCCGTCTCAGAAATTATAACCCGCCTATAATGAATCGTATATCGGCTTTCAATGCCAGGGTTAAAAACTCAAACGGTGAAAGGCATTTATTCATTGACCCCAGACGGTGTAAATGGATTCTTTATAACGTTTATAATCTTTCTTTTAAAGAAGGAACAGGGATAGTTGATGTTCCTACTCATACTCAGATAAAAGCCTGCAGAGAAGCAAAATTCTTAGAACATCCGTTCGATGCCGTCAGTTATCTTGTAGAATATTACTGGAGGCTGAAATGA